AGCGAAGAGCAGGTATTGGAGGCGTGGCAACACCTTGTCGATACTGGCCTCGCATGGCAACTGCAAGGCTTCTTTGGCCGCACCGCCGCCTCGCTCATCGAGCAGGGTTACATCAACGCACCTGAGAGGGCTTAATCATGTCAGCATTTCATGTCTCTGATGACCACATCAACATTCTTTTGTCATGGGCGCGTAAACACAACCCTATCGTGCGCGTGGATCACACCCGCTTTGACTTGACGCAATCCGAAGACTATTGGCGCGTGGGCGCGGTTTTGCGCGACGCCAACAACGCCAGCATGGATGCCCGTTATGGTGACGAGCCACAGGACTTCCTGCCCAAGACCATATCGGTGGCGCACCTTGAGGCCATCGACATTGTGTCTGGGTGCGATTGCTTTGCCTATCAGGCTTGCGAGTACGACGGCTGGGAAAGTTCTGGTGCTAAGAATGCCATTGACGAGATTCGCAACGCGGCTTCACGCCGGGTGCCGGGATACGGTCGATACTGGGAGTTGTGCCTGCCGCAGGTTGAGGTGGCCGCATGAGCAAGCGCACAATGGGCCGCGTGCTGGCCGAACTCAAGTCCATCCACACTGAGGACATCTTTGTGGCTGACAGCATCAAGACCTGTATTGCCCTTCTGGAGGCCGATATGGGCCGTCGGAAGGGGTCAGGCAGGCTACCCCCTCACCAAGCGCACAGCGACACCTCTACAGCCGCCGCCGAGGCCATTGCGCCCAAGTTTGGCACTATCACCCGCGCCGTGTTGGTGGAGTTGTCCAAGTACCCGCATGGTCTGACCGACGAGGAGGCCCAGAACATCATCGGGATGCAGGGCAATTCATACCGCCCGTGCCGGGTGACCTTGATGGACAAAGGGCTGGTGTACGACACGGGCAACCGAAGGAAGACGCACCAGCGCAAAGATGCGGTGGTTTGGGCCGTGACTGACGCGGGATTTTCAACACTTTACGAACTATGAGCGAGACCATTATGAGCGAATACATCAAGGGCTTTGACGCTGGTTACGGCTATGTTTTGCACGAGATCGAAAACTACATCAAGCAGTACCCAGACAACAAGTTTGCGCTAACAGAGTTGCTGGCGCACCTCAAAATGGAGGACAAAACAGACTTAGGGAAAATACCTACAAAATAATTTATAAAAGTGCTTGCATCGTGAAATATGGTGTTACACTAGCATCACTGCAATCAGCAGGTAACAGCGAAAAGGAAAGCGAATCATGGAAAAAGCAAACTTCTCTCAACTCTTGAACGATGCCATCAACCAACCCGGCATCATCAGCAAGTGCTACAGCACATTTCACGGCTACAGCCTTGGCAATCAATTGCTGGCCTACAGTCAGTGTGTCGCCCGCGACATTCCCATTGGCCCCATCGCCACCTTCAAAAAGTGGAAAGACCTTGGCCGCTCTGTGTCCAAAGGACAGAAGGCCATCGCACTGGTGATGCCCGTTACCATCAGCAAGAAGGATGAAGCAGGCGAGAAGACTGGCGAAGTGTTTAGCCTGTTTACCCTCAAGAACAACTGGTTTGTTTTGGGCCAGACAGAAGGCGAAGACTTTGTCAACGAGGTGGTGGTGCCATCATGGGACAAGGCCAAGGCATTAGAGACTCTCAGCATCACAGAGGTGTCGTTCAATCACACCGACGGCAATTGCCAAGGCTATGCAGTGGCAAGCAACATCGCGGTCAACCCTGTGGCCGTCCTGCCCCACAAAACCCGCTTCCATGAGATCGCTCATGTGGTGTTGGGCCATACCAAAGAAGGCCAACTGTCTGACAGCGAAAGCACACCACGCGATGTGCGCGAAGTAGAGGCAGAAGGTGTGGCATACATCCTGTGCGCGTTGCTCGACCTCCCCGGCCTCCACGAGTCCCGTGGCTACATTCAGAACTGGTTGCAGGGCGCGGAGATCACCGACAAGACAGCCCAACGAATCTTCAGTGCGGCCAACAAAATTTTGGAAGCAGGCCAGCCTGCAAAGGACTAAGGGAAAGTCCTAATAAAAATAATTTGTGGGGGGCTTGCACAGACCCCGCAAGTTAATGTTATACTTTCACCAACAACAGCAATAGTGCAGTTGTTTAAAAGCGAAGGAAAGCGAAATGAAAAACAATTCTTGGAAAAAAGATTACTTGGTCGTCATTCATAGTGACTACGACAACACATGGCGCGACATGACTAACCCCTGCACCTTTAAGCAGGCGGTTCACTTTGTGTGCCATAAGCGGTTTGTTTCTGCAATGGATCGCGGTGCCATACGCATAGTGACTTTGTCAGAGTTCGCTACATTGCCACAGAGCGGAGTAACAGCATGACCTACATTGCCGAAATCGAAACCCGCGTTGCAGGCATCCCCTGCGTGATCGGTGTCGTTGACTACATCAGCGTGGCTGGCTCCTACTGCCAGAACGCGGCCAGCGACTGGGACTACCACGGCTACAGCGAGAGCGAGTGGGTGGTGTGTGACCGCCGTGGCCGTCCTGCCCCGTGGCTGGAAAAGAAGATGACTAGCAAGGACGAAAGCCGCATTGAGCGCGAGATTGCCCAGTACATGAACGACTAAGGGTAAGTCCCTACAAAATAATTTAAAAAAGTCTTGCACAAGTGAAATATCGTGTTACACTATCTTCACTGACACAGCAATTCCGCATAGTCAGTTAAAAGCGAAGGACAGCGAAAATGGCAAAACGCCTCACACTTAAACAAATCCGCATCGGCCAACTGGTCGTCCGTGGTGAACACGCAGACGCACAGGTCTACACCATTGCCGCAATACGGGGCTTCAACATCCATGTCATATGGTTTGAGGGCACCCGCAAATGTGGTCAGTGGACAGACTACGGCGACTGCTACAAGCCAACACTTGAGCAGATCGAGTACAGCATTGCGGCCAACGGCAGGCTGGCATCGGGCCAAGACATCAAGGACTTGGATTTAGCGTAAACCAACAGGGGGCTTCGGCCCCCACAACCAAATCATTAACCAACTGAAAGCGAATCGATTATGACAAACGAAATTGAAACAACTATCTACACCGAAGAGGGTGTGCGTATCAGCGTTGACGAGTGGGATGACGGCGGTGTGTGGCTGTCCCTCAGAAACAATGGCGCAAGTCTCTACACCACAATGACTCGCGCTGATGCAGAGCAGTTGTTGGCGGGCCTGCAAAAGATTTTGAGCAAAGAGGTGACAGCATGAACATGGGCAACCTGATGGATCAATTGGAGGCCGACCTGCTTAAGCAGTTCAAGGCCATTACACCAGAGCAACGCGCAGAGGAAGAGCGCCAGCGCCAGAAACAGCGTGAGTACGAGGCCCAGCACACGGCCATTGAAACCGAACAGGAGGACGACGATGAACAAGCAGGAGATTGACGAGATGATGAAAGACCTTCCAAGCCAACAGGAACCTGAAGAGACCTTGATTCAGAAGGTGACAATCGCTATAATGTTCATTGTGATTGTGTTCCTGATGGTGTGGGCACCCGACTTCGTTTTGACTGAGGAAGAGTGCCAACAACAAAGCCCTCGTGCCATCACTATCGGACTATGTAACGAACCGAAAGCGAAGTAAAACCGAATGGGTTTCTCGGCCCCAAAAGCCGAGAGCATGGCGAACCATAAGCGAATCGATTACACTGCGATCAATTCGACACTATGGGGAATATGGGTCATGCCAGAAACACCGAAGGGGCCAAAGAGGCCCGCAAAGAACACTAGAGCGGCACAGGAGGCCGCGAAAGCCATTGGGAAGGCCAAGGTAGCCGCAAAGGCCACGAAGGCTCCTACGCCCGCAAAAACAGGCAGGCCAACAAAGTACAACCAAGAGACAGCAGACTTCATCTGCATGATGCTAAGTGAGGGGATGAGTCTAAGGCAGATACTGAAGGCTGACACTGCTGGGAGACTTCCAGCGCAGTCTACGGTCTATGAGTGGTTGATTCGCCACGCTGTCTTTGCGGAGCAATACGCACGCGCCCGTGAGGAGCAGGCCGACACCAACGCCGACGAGATTCTCTCCATCGCTGACGAGATGCCCCCTGAGTACACCGACGAGAAGGGTCGCACCAGTCTGGACATAACCTACATCCAGTGGCAGAAGCAACGCATTGAGGCCCGCAAGTGGACGGCCATGAAACTCAAGCCAAAGAAGTACGGCGACAAGTTGGGCCTGCACGGCGTCGAGGGTGCCGCACCTATCGCGACTCAGGACGCAACGGCCAGCAAGTTCGAGGAGATCATCCGCAACATGGAGATGACCAAGCGTGCTGGCTGACCTGTTCGATGACCAGACGGTGGCCGAGTTCGAGACTCTGCCCGAACATAACCGAATCGCTTT